TTGAGCCCGTACCTCACTTTTGTACGGGCTCAAAACCATTTTCTTATAGTGGGTGGTTTATTCTGATGGGAGAGAGAATTCAGCCAACAGATCTTCTACTTTTTGATCTACATTTTCAGTCGAGGCGGAAATTGCCTTAGATTGCTTTGCAGGTTTTGCTTTAGGTTCTTCCTTGAACGGTGGAGCATCATCATCTTCAACAGCTTCATCACTTACATATTCAGTGACGGGATTCGCGCGATCCTGATTAGTGAAATAGTGTTCGTTAAGCACCTTTTCAATATCTGCATCTGTCTTGCGTTCTGGCATCAGAGCTGTAAGATCATGTGCAAGGTCAAGAATAGCTTGAATATCTTTGCCGCTCAATCCAAGATCATGTGGCTTTGATACAAACTTACTAGTAGCATAAGTTGGCATTGCTTCTCTACCTTCACCCTTGGAGGTAACACGAATGCGGAAGTCAACACCGGCAGGAGAAAGATCGAAGACTTTCATACCGAATTCCTCAGCATCTTCACCGCTAACAGCTGCTTTAAGGATCTTATCAATTTCAGCACCATAACGAATGATTTTGACTTTACCAATATCATCCTTATTAGGCGAATCAATAACATAAGCATTGACGAAGTTTGTAGTCTTCTGGCGCAGAAGGCGAGCTTTAGCTTTGGCTGCATCCGAACCGATTTTAAGTTCTGCAAATCGTGTTTCGCATGTAGGGCATTTTTCTTGACGGCCCCAGGTCTTTAAACATGGAATAGAGATATATTTCCCATTCTTCTTGCTTTCCCAGCCGTGATTCATAAATGAAACAAACGTTGCTTCTGGTTTCTTAAGATAAGGAAGAATACGAACCAGATATGTGTTACCTTCTTTTGTCTTGCCTGGATCCATAGATAGAATGTTTTCATTCTTAGTGGATTTATACCCTCCTGGTTGGGTTGTTTGTGATGCTTGGATTTTCTTGAATATTTCGTCTAACATAGTGTTATTTGTATTGTTATTTTAATGTGGTTGCTCTGCTGAATCAATGATATTGTTGAGATATTTTTCGAGGGCAAAGTATAGTGCTGTGTTTTTGGTTTTAATCGATGACTGATTATATTTGGTCATCATCGAATAAAGGTTTAAGTCCCCTATGAATAAGCTATATTCTTCGGGTGGTAAGTCGTTAATGATATTAAATGCTTTTGGAAAGGCAAACATCGTGTAAATAGATACTTGATGTTGCTTGATGTGTTTAATAAAGGCAGGAATATATCCCTGACTAAATTTAGGATATTCGGAAGCGCGGAGTTTATGTTCTACACAAAAATCTCGAATGAATCGATATGAATGTAGAATAGATTCTGCTTGTTGGTGGTCGTCTGGATCAAGCAACATGATACTTTTCATATATGTCGCATAATCCTTAACTGCTCTTGGGGTGATATAAAATGCTAGAGAGATTCTATTTGTTTCTTTTCGTATCTTATAAGGAGCTAAAAAGAAATCATCCCATTTAATGTGTGTATGTTTTTGGAAGAACTGAGTCATCCGTTGAACGAATGGATATTCTTCTCTTGCTGAGAAGTTTAACCAATTTTCTCTAAGCCGAAAGGGTTTATTAGTAGCTATGGATGTAACAGCTAGCCATTTATTATAAACCTCTTTTTCTTGATCTGTCATTTTTATTTAGTGCGTATATGATTTTTTTCGACCTATTTACAATGTCGTAGTTTTGGGACATTTTCTGTACGAACTCATAATAACTAATATCCGATATCTCGCATACAATATCTCGCATTTCTTTGTTTTGAATTAAAGTTATTACGATCGACGTCGGGCTTAGAATCTTATTTGAAAGTAAACAAACCAATGAACATGTTTTAATGTAAAGATCATCTAACTCACCTTCACCAATAATACGCGTTGGGGAGTAAGCTAAGGAGTGCTCTTGATTCATGGATGTATTTAGTATCCATAACCGCCAAAAGCACCCCTAAATTACCGGAAATTTAACTGTTAATTTTTAGATCCCCCATTGCATCTTTAAAGTCATCATCTGTGAGTTGAATGTCGGAAGATGCTGCTGTTGCTCCCATGTCATATTCTTCCAGATATAAAGTATCATAGTCGATTTTAAACGCCACACTTCCGAAGTTAGGACCGAAACGATTCTTCATAATATTAACATGAAGAATTCCTGCTTCTCTATCTTCATCTGTACACCAGATACCAAACTGAGCATCTGCTGTCATAGGAAGACCCATAGACTCGCCTGTGGTCTCTAGGCCTGGATTAGATTGATCATATGCAGAATTATGAGTCAAAATATCATTAGCTATGAAAAGATTATCATCAGACACGGCAATGTCTATTGTTTCATGATCGCCAATTTCTTCAATAGAAACGATTTCATCTAAGTTAAATTCTGTCATATTAATCATAATTTAAAAATTGCTTGCATTTAAGTATAGCTGCTTGTTTATCTTCTTTCACTTCTTTTTCCCAAATAATTAATATCTTAAATCCTTGAGAGTGTAGGTAATCAATTTTTTCCTTATCGCGTGACCATATATATTCTGATGTATATGGCCTGAATGGATTTGGTGTATCATTCTTATCAAATATTAAAGGATTAGCGTGGAACCTATCACCAAAGAATTCGATAATTTTATTCTGTTTAAGGTCTATGAAATCTATTTTATATTTTCCTTTTGATATCTCGCCGCCGCACTTTTGAAATTTAATATATTTTAAATCTTTACCTTTTAAATCTTCTATTATAGCCCAGAAAAAATCTTGTGATATGTTTGAATATCCCCTTTTCGACGATAGATGCATCTTGTCGATTTTATTATGATATTTTTCTGTTCCCTCGATTTTACCATATCGTTCGATATAACCATCTAATCCATGAATATGTTTTAAATTAGCCCGAGATGCTTGAAATAATTCAAGTCCCTTTATAGCACCGTGCTTTTCGATCTTGCGCTCTAGTGAATGATTGCCTTTATTGCGTTGACAGAAGTTATTAAATTTTATAGGACCTTCAATATTACCATAACGTCTAATGCATGAATCTATAGACATTATTTTTTTAGATTGTACTTTATTATATTCATCTACGCCATGATTCTTAATATAAGATTCTTTCGTTACTGTACATTTTTTATTTTTTTCAGCATATTTTTTTGGGCCATGTATGGGCCCATATCTTAATATATGCATTTCGATGCTATTTTTCTTTTTTGAAACTGGTGGTATATTACAAAATGTGTTAAATGTATTGATAATATCGTTATAGTTAGTGTATAACAGGCAATTGTGTAAGAATTTATATTCACAGGGGATTAATTTTCTGGTTTTAAATATTGTGGTAATGTCATCTATGACATTTTGTGGTATATTAAGATCGTTACATAATTTAATAATATCGGTGAAATAGAATTTGGATTTAATAGTATTCATGATGCTACTTACAGCAAACCAACTAAAGTTTAATTGCTATGCAGTAAATAATTTATCACCAACTTTAAGTCCTGTATCAATTGATTTAAATTTATTATGCTTCTCCGTGGGGAATAAATGCCTCGCAGAGCATATGATTTCTTTGCCTGATTTTGTTTTAATTCTAAAGCATTTTTGTATTTCTTTAGGATATACATGTCTGACCGTAACATTTTTATTACAACCTTTTATGATATCATCCTTTTTGAGATTTACTATTCTATCTAAAGTGCCATCTTCTCTTGTTATCTGCGACTCAGTTGAAAGACACCTATTGAGCTGAACAGCTGAAACTAAAGGAGCATTAAAGATGTACGATAGTGCGCGACATTCTTCGGCTATTTTCTTAACCTTTTCATATGAATTGCCATCACCCGACCCACGACATGGAACCATTAGCGAAAGATAATCAATAATAATACAATCAATCTTTATTCCTTTGCGTATTAATTTGGTTATATAGGAGCGGATGTGATTAGCACTAATGGATGATGGCGGAAACTCTTTAATGAAGAGCTTTGATCCTAAATGATCTGCTGCATAATCTCCTACCCAACTACGTAGCTGATCTTTTTGTTCAGCTAGTGTGTTAATTGGAATACGTGATAATTGTGATGAAATGCGCTTGGCATAAATTTGCTCTGACATTTCCAATGAAATAATCACTGCACATTTATCTTGTTTAACTATATTCGCTGCAATATTACCTAAGAAGATAGACTTTCCTACGTTCGTAACACCACTAAAAATATATAACCCTTTACCTTCTGCGAGCAATCCACCACCAAGTTTTCCATCAAGCCAAGGCCATCCTGTTGATAGGCGATTTTCTTTCTTATCAAGATATTCTAGATGCTTTTCAAAGTCTTTGAAGTATTCAAGACCAACATCATCAATTAAAGAAAGACCAATAGCTTGTTCTACTTCGGCATAAGCTTCATCATAATTA